GCAAACTTTACTGGCGGTACAAATCCATTTGGGACTCCTGATACAACACAGGAATTACCACAGGAAATATATTTTATTGATAGAAAAGTAGTTGAAAATAGAGAGATTGTACAGTTTGAACTTGCTTCACAGCTTGATCTTGTTAATCTACAACTACCTAAAAGAGTTGCTACAAGAGATCTATTTCCTCGTATTGGTACTTTTATTAATCAATGACATGGCAAGAAGATGCTCTTGCTCATGCAGAACAGGAAGCACCTAGAGAATCATGTGGTCTTCTTGTTAATTATCTGAATAAAGATAAGTATATTCCTTGTAAGAATTTAGCTTTACATAATGATTTGCAGTTTATGTTAGACCCTTTGGATTGGGCTAATACGGAGGATAGATATGGCAGAATCCATGCTGTAATACATTCTCATCCAATAGGTACGGAGCATCCTAGTGAGGCAGATGTTATAAGTTGTAAACGATCTAATAGAACTTGGTATATTATTGGACTAAAGACAAAAAGATGGTTTAAATTTAAGCCAACAGATAAAATAAAAACATTACAGAGAGATCCATGCTTAAGACAGTAAAACTATATGGAGATCTGGCAGATTTTGTAGGATGGAAAGAACAGAAGGCAGATGTAAGAAATACTGTTGAGGTGATGCGTTTTCTTCGTTGCAATCACCCAGAGTTGGAAACATATATGATGGACAAATATTATAGAGTGGATATGGGTGAATATGATGCTACAGAAAATGATTTATTAAATCCAATAAAAGATGAGATAAAAATAATACCTGTAGTAGAGGGTGGCGTGTTAGGGATCTTATTAGGAGGTTTACTAGTTGGGGCAGGTAAAACATTTCTTGCCTCAGCATTTTCGGGGGTATTAGGTTCAATAGCTGTAACTTTAGGTACTGGTTTAATCTTAAATGATATAAATAGCTATTTAACACCGAAACCTAAAGGTCTTTCATCTTTAGAACCAGAAGATGCCACGGTTAACTTTGCCTTTAGCGGGGTCACAAACGTTTCAAGGGCTGGTGTTGCACTGCCTCTTGTATATGGAGAAATCTTTGTTGGAAGTATAAATGTATCAAATGGAATTGATACAGACCAGATTGAGGTTTCTGTTTAATGGTTTTTTCTAGTTCTTTACCTGATGATTTGTTTGATGATTTTGCTGATGTATTTACACAGCATTATTTCGGTGATATTACAGACGCGCAGCTAGATGGTTTTTTAAGAGCAGATGGTACAAGCGGTTTAGGCAATGATATTAGATTTGATGCAGCAGGTAAATTAATTGAAATAGATGGTGTTATTGTTGAAACTGCGTCATACAGTCAAACGGGAACTACTGCAACAATTGTACAAGCTGGCGATCAAGATATTGCTGTTGGTGATGTTTTAAATTTAATTTTTAATGTTGGTTCTGCTAATGAAGTCAGACAAGAATTAGCGGTAGCCTCTGTTATCTCAGGGACTTCATTTACAGTTACAAGACCATCATCAGAAACTGTCTCAGCAGAAGTGGTTAGCTTTTACAAAGAAGATGTTCCTAAAACTGCTACATATACTCAATCAGGAAATACTATTACCATAACTCACAGTGGAGCAGAAACATTAACTGTAGGCGATACTATTGATTTAAATATTTCTTCTGGTTCTGCTACAACAGAAAATGTTGTTGTTACCTCTGTAATATCTGCAACAGAATTTAAAGTCGAAAGCAGTACATCGGTTTCTACATCAGGTAATGCTACATTTACAAAGCAGAATAGAGAAGCTATATTAAGAGGTGAAGTTGATGGTATTTCTACTACAACAGATTCGATATTATCTAGTAAACAATCTAACGATATTATAGATGTATTATCAGAAGGAGAAATAACTGGCTTCAAATCAGCCGTAGAAGCTAATCTTACACAAGGTACAAATAAATATGACATTGCATCATTAAAAGATGTATTCCTTAATGGAACTCAAGTACTAAAAAAATCAGCAGATATAAATAACCTTACTGAAGGAGATTTTAACTTTATAAGAGAAGATATAAGCTTTGAGTCTAGATTTGGAACATCTAATCAAACCGCATTAAAAACTATTAATGAAATAGAATCTGAGACTGGTGTAGGTGTTGAGGTAACAAAAGAAACTCCTGTTTCAAGATCCATACTAAGTCAAATAGATAAATTAAGAATTACTATTACTTTTCCATCTTTACAAGAATTTGATACAGAAACAGGTGAAACAAACGGAACTCAGGTTAATTTATCAATAAAAATTACAGAAAATAATGGTACAGAACATAGAGTTATTAAAGGGACAAAAGGTGCTGTAGTTGGTAAAACGAATACACAGTATTTTAGAGATTATATTATAACAGGCCTATTAAATCTAAACTATCCAATAACCGCTACTGTTACTAGAGTTACTAATGATTCCACTGATACAAATTTACAAAATAAGTTTAGTTGGTCATCTTTTACAGAAATAACAGCAGAACAGAGAGCCTACCCTGACATTGCTCATGTTGGATTACGTTTTAATGCTGAATCTTTCAGATCAATTCCCACAAGAACGTATCGTATCAAAGGAATAAAAGTAAAAATTCCGCATAATGCAACTGTAAGATCTGATGGCAGTTTATCTTTTAGTGGTAGTTTTAATGGCACTTTAAAAACAGATAAGGAGTTTACAAACGATCCAGCTTGGGTTTTGTATGATGTTCTCACAAACACGCGGTATGGTGCGTCTATACCAGAAACAGCTATTGATAAGTTTGCTTTTTATTCTGTTTCAGAATATAACTCAGAACAAATAGATGATGGATCTGGAACAGGATCTACAGAGGCAAGGTTTAGCTGCAATGTAAACATAAATAATCAAAAGGATGCATTTGAACTAATACAAAATATTTGCTCAATTATGAGGGTGCAGGCTTTTTATGAAGCTGGCAGTATTACTATCTCACAGGATAGACCATCTAATCCTGTATATACCTTTAATATCTCTAACGTAACTGAAGAGGGTTTTTCATATAGCAATCAAAGTCAGAAAGCAAAATACACAAGAATCAATGTAGGTTTTTTTGATATGACAACACAATCTATTGATTATGAAACAGTAGATGACACAACAGCACAGTCAAGATATGGAATAAAAACACAGACTTTCAAAGCTTTTGGAACGACTTCAAGAGGTCAAGCTTCAAGAATGGCTAAATGGTTATTATTCAACCAAAATAATTCTTCTGAAATTGTTAATTTTAGTATTACTGCTGAAGCAGGTGTATTGGTACGTCCTGGACAGATAATATCAGTGGCAGATGAGGTAAAACAGGGAGTCAGAAGAGGAGGAAGAATTAAGACAGGTATCAGTACAACTCAAATAGAAGTTGATGATACAGCATCTACTGATCTTGTAACTTCTAATAGTGCGAAACTATCAGTGATCTTACCTGATGGAACGCTAGAAACTAGAGATATATCTGCAATTAGTTCTGCCACTGTCACTGTTTCCTCTGCCTTCTCATCCGTACCACAAGCTAACAGTATTTGGGTAATAGAAAATACAACATTAGAACCAACAACATGGAGAGTTGTAAATGTACAAGAGCAAGAAAATCTTACATTCAGTATCACAGCAGCATCACATAATAGTGGTAAATATGCTTTTGTTGAAGATGGCACTGCCTTGCCAACAAAAAGATTTTCTTTAATTATTCAAAAATTAGCTGCTCCACAAAATTTAACTGCTACTGAATCAATAGTTGTTATTAATAACAAGGCAGTTGCAAGATTATCTATTTCATACGCTGCTGTAAAAGGTGCAATAGGTTATTATTTGCAATACAAATTTAAAAATGGTAATTTTATAAATCAGCAAATTAAAGGCACTGACTTTGATATTGATAACATCAGTAGCGGAAAGTTTGTGATAAGAGTTTTTTCTATAAATACACTAAATAAATTAAGTGAAAGGCCAAACGAAATTACTTTTAATGCAATCGGTAAAACAGCTTTACCTGATGATGTTCAGAATGTACAAATAGAACCCTTGTCAGATCAGTTTGTACGATTACGTTTTGATAAATCTAATGATATTGATGTGGTACATGGGGGAAACCTTGTAATTCGTAGCTCCAACTTAACAACAGGTGCAACTTTTTCAAATGCTGTTGACGTAGTGCCAGAACTTTCTGGAAATATCAGCGAGTCTATTGTACCGAACATCGTAAATGGAACTTATTTTCTTGCGTTTAAGGACGATGGAGGCCGACTTAGTGCAAATCCAGCATCAATAAAAAACATAAATACTAAACCTGATATTTTTCCAAAACTAACTATTCTTGAAGATAGGGAAGACTTAGACAGTCCACCTTTTCAAGGAGTTAGAGACGATTGTTTTTTCTCTGATGAAGTTAATGGTTTAGTTTTAGGTTCTACTGTATTACTTGATGATATAAGTGATTTTGATGCAATAGCTGATTTTGATTTTATAGGTGATGTAGATTTTTTAACAGGTGGGCAATATTTCTTTAAATCAACTCTTGATCTTGGAGGAAAACAACCTTTAAGACTTCGCAGGCATTTTGTAACACGAGGTTTTTATCCAAATGATTTATTTGACACTAGAACTGCTAACTTAGATGACTGGACAGATTTTGACGGGGCGACCGCCATTAATGTGAACGCCACGCTATCTGTCGCCACAAGTAGCTCTGATCCTGATTTGTCAGTATCAGCCACATATACAATTAATGATGGTTCTGGTGGTGCAGGCACAACAATTACGATCACTAAAACATCACATGGTTATAAGGTCGGAAGTCTTGTCACTTTAGATTTCACTTCTGGAACTGGTGTTGATGGCGATTATTTAATAGCTTCAGTGCCAAATGCAAATACTTTTATTTTGAATTCTGCAACTTCTTTAAATACAAGCGGGAACTGTAACTATTCAGCAGAATTTGAACCATATCAAAAGTTCGTAAATGGTACTTATATTGGAAGAGGTTTTAAATTTAAATGTGATTTATTATCGACTGACCCCGCACAATCAATTGAAATAGATCAACTAGGGTATTTTGCTGAATTGGATAGTAGAACAGAAACAAGTCTTGGTAATGCAGCCGCCTCAAGCGGTGGTTTTATTGCATCTGGAACGTCAACAAAATCAATTACTTTTACAGATAGTTTTTTTACAGGCCAATCAGGAACAAGTGTAGCTGCTAATTCTGTTTTACCTTCAATAGGAATAACAATAGAAAATGCTCAATCAGGTGATTTCTTTACGTTGTCAAATATTACTGGTACAGGTTTTGATATAGATATTAAAAATGGATCTAGTAATGTAAACAGAAACTTTAAATATGCAGCTACTGGTTTCGGGCGTGGTAGTTAGTGTTGGTTTAGGATATACTTAGAGAAAATTTTGGATTAGTAAATGGCACAACACGATTATGTTATAGATAACTCCACAGGAGCAAACGTTAGGGCTGACATAAATAGCGCATTATTAGCAATATCAAGTAATAATTCTGGATCGTCCGCACCGAGTACAAATTACGCAAGTCAATTCTTTGCTAATACAACGTCAGGCAATATGCAGCTTAGAAATACTGCCAATAATGCTCATGTAAATTTGTTTACTTTAGCTGGTGCGCCTGCTTTTGATGCTGGTGGTTCAATAGAGGGTTTACAAATAGGAAAAGGAGCAAACTCTGTTTCTGGTAACACTGTTCTTGGAGAAAGTGCTTTAGATGCTTCTGTTTCTGGTGCAAGTAATACAGCTTTAGGTAGTTTTTGTTTAACAGAATTAACTAGTGGGTCAAATAATGTGGCTGTTGGAAAAGATAATTCAAGAAGCTTGACAACTGGTAGCAGTAATGTTTCTGTGGGAGCTTTTGCTTTTGATGCTGCAACTTCAGCAGAGAATTGTACAGCTATTGGTAAAAGTGCTTTAACATCATTGACAACAGGTTCTAATAACACTGCTCTTGGAAAAGAAGCACTTCTGAGTAATACAACTGGCGAACAAAACACAGCAATTGGTGCTTTAGCTTTAGATGCTAATACTACAGGATCTTTTAACACAGGCTTGGGCTTACAAGCACTTACAGAAAATACAACTGCTGATAGTAATACTGCACTAGGTTATAAAGTATTGCATACTAATTCCACAGGATCAAGTAATACTGCGGCTGGTCGTAATGCAATGCTAAATAACACAACTGGTTCACAGAACGTGGCAGTAGGTGCTTTCGCTTTAGATGCAAATAGTACTGCAAATAATAACACTGCTGTTGGTTATAATGCATTAACAACAAATACCACAGGAACAGAAAATACTGCCCTTGGAAGGCAAGCATTAAAATTTAACGAAACAGGAGGAAGCAATGTTGCTATAGGTGTAAATACATTGCTTAACAACACAGCAAGTAATAATACTGGTGTAGGAAATGGATCATTAACAGCAAACACAACTGGTGCTCAAAACACTGCTGTAGGTGTTAATTCCTTAGATGCAAATACTACAGCAAATGCAAATACTGCTATTGGTTTTGGTTGTCTAGGAGCTAATACAACTGGTGCTACAAACTCTGGCTTAGGATCAAACACACTAGAAAATAATACTACTGGTAGTAGCAACACAGCACTTGGTCATAATGCACTTACCAACAATACTACAGCATCTAATAATACTGCGGTCGGAGTAAATGCATTATCGTCAAGCACAACTGGAACCACAAACACTGGTATAGGTGTACAAGCTGGTTTTGATGTAACGACAGGCGATAATAACCTTCTTTTGGGTCTTAACGCTGGTAGGTCTTCTAGTCCTTCTGGAGCAATAACGACAGGAAATAATCAAATTTGTTTAGGTGATAACAATATTACAGATTTATTTTGCAAAGTTTCTTTAACACCAACTTCTGATTTAAGAGATAAGACCGATGTAAATGATTTTAAATATGGGCTTTCTTGGGTTGAGAAACTACGTCCTATTACTTACAGATGGGATATGAGATCGAATTATGAAGATGGTGTACCTAATGGCAGTAAAAAAGAACAAAAATTACATCTTGGATTTATAGCACAGGAAGAACTAGAAATCGAAAAAGAACATGGTTTTGCAAATGATAAAAATGACATGCTTCTTGTTCATGAAAATAATGATGGTAATTATGGTATGCACTATGATCGACTTGTTCCAATACTTGTAAATGCTATAAAAGAACTATCAGCAAAAGTCACAGCCCTCGAAGCAGGGTAAACTACAGGTAACTTAATTTTTAATTATGGAAGAAAGAACCGCAGATGAAATCGCAGCTATCTTCTCTGCTGCGGGTGATAGTGTTACTGTTATCAATACCGCCAAGACATTAGAAGAAACTGATGATGAATATAAGGACAAGATTAAGCGTAATGTAGAGCATCTTGAAATTATCAAGGCTTACAAAAAAGTTGATGGAACGACTTCTATCTGGACATCTGAATCATTCACAGA